ATTTAGTGTTCAAGGGAATAGTGGTAACATGAAAATACACTGGATCAATCTTACCAACTTCTGTAGTGGTAAAGGATCTATACAGCTTTACTCCCGTTATTCTAGGATTGTAATCATTAGCACTATGATCCACCTGTAACGATACTTTTAACGCCTTATCATCACTTTCCAATTTATAATACACAAAACCTAGATCATCCGATAAAGGGAATTGCTGTACGCCATCAAAGATGGGAACAAATTTATAATGGTAATGGCCTGACTGGCGGTAGCCTGTACCAGAAACAATTGTTACAGGATCTACATGTCTCCAGGTAGAAGGAATTGATGGTGGAGCATCATCATAATCAAGAGCATCTGTTGAATGATTACCAAAAAAATACTCCCTGTCTATATGCTGATAGATTCCAGCCTTATTATTGAGCCCATTAGCAAAACGCAACTGCCTACCATAGTTACTTATTTTAATATCGTCTGCAGCAACACCTAATGCCTTTACAGTAGCTACAGAACCAAAAACAGAACTACAACTTCGTATCGCATCATTATTAGTTTCATAATAAATCCATAATGGTGCAGCGAGATCCTGGTTGACCCATTTTGTGATTTGACTAATACTACTACCAGACAATGTACTGGTAGCCCCTCTGCCCTGGCGTTTAATTAATTTACCAGGTTCATCAGTCTCAAAGTTTGTACTTACAGTGGCAGCAGTATTCTCTATATCCTCTGGATCAGCATAGGTTACCAGGCCCCCATCAAATATTGGTATTTGAATTAGACTCACAAGTATGAACCTCCAAATACATCTACTATAGTCTGGACCCCATCAACCCCTCTGCGAGTTGTCAGTACTCTTATTGTTTCTTTATCTGATTCAAATTTATTACGATAAACAGCAGCACTTTTCAGATCACCACTATCTTCTGCAATAGCAGCTTTAGCATAACCAACCAAATAAGCATGATAACTTTCTGGTATTGTAGGACTTCCTCCAGCACCTGTATAATCGTACAGTATACCATTCACATCAGCAATACCGCCTAAACCAATGGATTGCCAATTAGCAAGTAAATTATTCCAGTTGCCAAAGTTTGTAAGCCACATTTCCTGCTCATCTCCAGTTGCAACCACTACCTCATTATCATCAAAATTTCCATCTCCAGCATTAATAGTATGGAGTACCAGTGTAGCTTTTTTTTGCTGTATATCAATCACATCAGCAACTGTAGCTTGTGTGGCCCCAGTCCTGCCTAATAAAACATCCCCCACATAAAATTGGTCTGATACCAGACCATCGATCTGCAATCGTTTGTATCCGTTAGTCATGCTGGAGTCTAGCTGCACGGGTTTCGCAACATAAGAAAATGAAATTAATCCAACATTAGACACCGCTGGATATAAATACATAGTTTCACCACGAATAAAATAGTGTTCTGGGTTGCCTTGTTTTATGGTCCCATCTGTTTTAAATCGTGAGAAATCCTCAAAATGAGACACACGCTTTAGGGTCCTGGTTTTAAATTCTACATTGCCTTTTATTTCTAGAAAATCTGCTGGCAGTTTAATAAAGTCATCTGTATTAAAAGGCATAAATGAGAATGTTTTAACAATACATTTAGTCCCTAAAGCAAAGTCCTCTTCAGCTTCCTGAAGATATTTTTTAACCTTGACTCTATGAACTCCAGAACCGAAGGTTGCTAAAACCCTATCGGTTAACGAATCCCAAGTCATGGCTTAACCCCTTCCTTTAGTACCTATTCCGCTTGGTGCTTCTGCAGGATACCTGGCATTTAAGGCATCTAATTGTGCTTTTGCATTACCAAATGCAGAACCAGCCCTGTCTACTTTCGCATCCATTTTCCATAATTGTGATTCAGCTAAATCAACAACAGATTCGTGCATTGCAACATTTAATTCACATTCAACGCCATCAGCAGCAATATCCGCTGGTGCTTTCAAATACCAGACATCAATTAATTCACAACTTGCTGGCTGAACATAAATTGTTTCGTTAAAAGCAAATGCTATTGGATTTGCAGCAGATCCTGCTAAATAGGTATTTTCCAACCTCTTAACATCACCAGGCTCAATCATGGTACACCACTTATCATTTGTTTCATCAAATATAGCAGTAATACCATTTCTAATTGGTAAGTCTGAACCGAATGCAACTGAATACTCACAAGTACTCCATCTAGTACCTGCTCCTGCAACTTTATTGTTGGCAATGGTTTCTAATTCACCTAGATATGCATTGTGAACCAAATTCACTACGCTCTTTTGAGCAATATTTAATGCATCTAGTTTTGCGGATTGAGTGAATGAAGATTCCTGTGGATCCTCAAGTCTTAATCCTAAAGTTGATAACATTTCGTTACCTGTCATTTTTTATCTCCGATGTTAAAGTCGAGTTGGCCCAGCTAGGCTAGGCCAACCCAACAGTTACGTGATTCGTAAAAGATTACGCAGAGGTGACGATTTCCCAGCTACCAGTAGCTGCAGTGTCTGCAGCAACGCAAACATGCAGTTTTCCAGTTGCTCGGTTCACATACAATGAACTTTTTCTAGCTGCATGTGAAGGCACACCTGTACCTGAGTACACATGTATTGCTCCAATTGCAGTATAGACAAAGCCCCCAGCATCTCGTTCACCAAGTACGCCAGACTTTTTCTTATCAACAGCAGCTTGTACAGTTGCCATAATAATTACTCCTAGCTATAGGTTGTTGCCAGGCCAGTGATTTTCCCTTGTTTGGCACAGTTTGACACAGTCAAAGCACCAAGCCATAGGATCTTAGCCACGGCAGCATCTTGGTTAACGGGTTTCTGGAAACCTTCAAAAGTGAAGTTTCTTTTACGATGGTGTCTAAATTGCAGATAATTTTCATTCAAGAAAAACATCTTTCCAGCAGGACAGTGATCATCAACAACAATAGGCGTTCCCCGATACATCAGATTCTGGAAACCAGCATCTGCTAGAGACTTATCCGAAGCACCAAACCGCTTTTGAGCAGCCAGGGATTCTTCGTAAGCATCAAATACCACTTGGGTAGTTACTATTAATGTTGGGGCATCACTTCCAACGGTACATTGTCCGTACATGTTACGGATCTGCTTGTGGATGTACTCAGCATGAGCATCATTCACCAGGTTTGCATAAGTGGTAGAAGCACTAGCAGCTTCTTTAGCTGCCCACCATGAGTAATCCCCACGGTCAATTCCACCAACATTTGCACCAGACGGATCCGTTGCATCAATGATAGCCTGGAGGCCTAAAAAGCCACCAGCAACTCCAGAGCCTGAAGCTGCTACGCCATCACTATCCGAATACAATTGATCTCCGAACATGTCCTTGATTGATTTCTCTGCATTTTTGACCTTTGCTTCAAGAAGATCAATAACTCTTTCCGCACCGTCATTCAACGCTTCTTCTTTTCCAGAAATGGAAATAGTAGCGTAAGACTGAACCCAGTCGAAACTGGCATCAGTAAAAACTTCAGTGGGGCTAGTGTCCAGGATATCATATCCGCTATAGAAACCTTTTGCATCCGCTTTGGCGTATTCAAGGGGTTGTAAAACCTTATTACCTGAAGCAGCAGCTTTCGATTTCCGAAGCATTCGATGTGTCAAGACATTAGAGTCAAAGATATTATCTATCATCAATGGGATATATTTATCCCTGGTCAAAGCACTTAGGTTGTCATAGGCTAACGCCATGATTTAATCCTTTGTGTTTTTATTGATACAGATCGTATTTTAGGCCAACCTCTCGTGCTTCGTCATAATCCTGAGGTTTCGTGTTCACAGGTGATCGCTCACCATCATGTTTCACATCTGCCTCTGGAACCGACTTGCTAGACTTGGCCTCTTCCAGTGTTTTAACGGCTTTTGCAAAAGCACTATCTACAGCAGTTTGATGATTAGTTAGTATAAACGCATCTTCTAAATCAGTCATCCCTTTGTCTACAGCGGTCTGTAATACTTCCTGGACCGCCTCAGTCTGTCCATCCAATTCAGGATGAGACTTGACCAGGGCCTGGATATCTCGCTCCACTGCCTGATTAGCTTCTTGCATTTCTAACTTATCTTCTAACTCCTGGATCCTGTCATTGACTTTATCATCAACGGCAGGTTCCTTCGTGTCCTGTCTAATTGCTTCACTTGGCCCTTCAACTTTCGTTGTGAAAAGAGAATGGTCCTCACCCAGATAATCCTTCAGAGTATCCATGAGATCCTCATCTTTACGGAGATCTTCCCATTGCTGGGACTCCTGATCAATAGCCTTTCGTTGATCGGCTACATCCTGGGACTTTTGAGTGTTGGATTTTTGCCATTCGCTTCTGTTCTTGGAGTCATCTAAGGCTAACCTTATATCCTCGTAGGAATGGACCTTTCCATCAATCTCTACTTCATCTATTGAAGGTGCATCTTCAGCCTCTACCTGTTGCTCAGTTTCCTGAGTCTGGTCTTTTGCTACGGTTGCTTCCTCACCGTTGGGTTCACTACTAGCTTCTGTAGGTTCTGCTGCAGTAGAGCCTTCCTCGACCAAGAGGGATGCTGCAACTTCTGCATCTACTTCTACTCCGTAGATTCCACCGTCTATGTTTTCTGACATAAATGTGTTCTCCTAATTAAAGTTATTCGTAAAGAAAATCCGACAAATAATCTTATTGTCAAATAATATCTGGTGACTTTCACTCATTTTATGTTCTGTACTGTTCTGGGATGCGATTCATCATGTCTGGGGCACCTTCCAACTTCCGCATTATCTCATCTTCATCGGTTCCCATTTCACCCATCTCTACATCTGACATCGGCTCCATAGCCTGGGCCTGTTGGGCCTGTTGTTCCATCATGGCCCTGATCAGTTTTTCTTTACCAGGTAATTCTATGTTTTCCAAAATGTAGATCGGATCCGTAACAAGACCCATCTGCATAAGCTGCAAGATCTTGTTTTCAATCCATTCCTTGTTTTCTGGTAACATGGATCCAGCCTTGGCCCTAACATTGAAATTCATATTCTGCATCATGGTGCCAATATATTTTTGTTCCAGCATACCAGTATCGGTTTCTAAAGAAACTGAATGTTCCTCCGTTCCTAGATTCTGGATCATAGCAATCCACATTGTCCCCAGGGTCTGGACCGCCTGGTCCACTGCCCTGGCCTTAAAATCAATCTTGGTAGTAGAAGCCTGGCGGTAGATCTGAGCCTGGACTCCACTGGTTACACTGGCATCAGCCTTACCTTGGGTGGCCTTGTTCACACCACTGATCGTTTCAAACATGTCAACCATTAATTCATAAAAGTTGAACACATAACCAGGCATACTTGCAGGTTGCTGCATATTCACAGCACCTGGGCCACGCTTACGGACCACACTGCCAGGCTTGTTTGAGATCTGGTCT